GGTAAAGCAGGTGTTCCTGCTATTGTTGTTATGAAAGAACCTTCTAAGCCTTTAACATCAGGAAATCACCAGTACGATGTAACAAACACAAAAGTAAAAAAAGGCGCTTCTCCTCCTCCCGCCGCAAGAATACAAAAGGCTTTTAAAGCTTTGGGAAACAAGCCGACTACGCAACAAGAACTAAAATTAGAATTACAACGGCAAGGTCTTAAAATAACCGGGGAAGGAGCCGACGGAAAACTTTATTTCTCAGGCGGTGCTGTGGGATCAGCTATAGTTGAGGGCGGTATCAATGTGTCTGGTTTTGTTAAACCTGACGGGACTGCTGCTTTTATTATGTCTGACGTCCATGATTTTTTTGAGAAAGTAAAGCCTCTTAAAGCTGCGGCAGATGCGATAATACCAGACTCTCTGCTTGCTGTTTCTCCTCCCGTTTTTAAAAACTTTTTAGACGAACCTAAGAAACAACCCTCTATTACAAATAAATCAAAAAAAGACAAAGGTTATAAGGCCGTAGATGTAAGAGAGGCTTTAGAAAAAATATCTTCTGCCCAGCCTAGTAAAAAATTAGTTGACTTGGAGCGTAAAAGACAGCAAGGGATGCTGACAGGAGTTGGTTCTGCGGCAGTACAGCCTATAACTACCGCCGCTGGAAACCAAGAAGAAGAAATGGGGCGCTAGGCCCCAACTCTAGATCTCACAACTGTTGCCAACACAGGCCAACTGTTGTGACCCTTCGGTCATGTCTGACTCCTCAACAATGTCCCACTCGATAGTCTTTGGAAACTCCTTGACTAGCTTCTGGTACGTCTCTAGGTCCACAGGCTCATAGGGTGCTTGCTGGTACGTATGTTCTGAGTAAGGTAGGAAGCTTATGCCACTAACCTTGTCGAACTTGTTGTACAACCACTGACCCACCTCTAGGAACTCGTCGTCTCTGTAGTAGCAAGTCATGGAAGGCTTGTGTTCACACCAGTAGTCCTGATACAACTCCCATAACTCAAGCTGCTCCATGGCACCCATGTCAGTCGCTACTACAGCCTTCTTAGGAGACTTTATGGGGAACGAGAAGACCTTAGTAGTAGCAGAAGTCACGTCTATCTCCACAGGCACTCCAGCGGTTTCTAGGACAGCACACAGAGGGTCTCTTGCGTCTGCCCTTACTCGTCGTATGTATTGCTCTGAGTATCTAGGGTGGATGCCAGACGCGCTGTCCACCAACTGAGACACAGTACCGGAAGGCTTAACAGCAGTAATGGCAGTGCTAACATTGATGCCAAGCCGTAAAGCCCAAGTGCGGTTAGTTTTAATAGCCTCTTTCTTAAGCTCCGTGAGCCACTCCTGTAGTTCTGCACGACTCTTCCTCCCTGACATAACTGGATGGTCCATGATTCCTGTTAGTGATACACCTAGTAACGCTTCCTCTTCCGTGTTGTCCTTCCAGATCTTACGTAAGTACCTGAAGTCAGTCAGAGTCGCCTGTAGCGTCCCTAAGACGGCTGCAGACCTCACCTTTGCACGTAGAGTGTCCAGTGTGTCCTCTGCTCTGACTACTACTTCAGACAGGTTACAGAACTGGTACGGACGTAGGATGATCTCTGAACACGGGTTAGTACCGAAGTCAAAGCTAGCGTCTCTACGGCCATTCTTTTCTGCCTGACGTTGACTTGCGACACGACTAAAGACACCTCTTTCGCCTGACCGTGACTCGTACAGAGACTTCCACTCGTTTAAAAAGGCTTCAAAGTCAGGCTTCTCTGTGTAGCAAGCTGAGTTGTTAGCCAAGCCACGCTGAGGATTATCTACCCACCACTGCCCTGACTTAGCTCGTCTTATCCTGTCGTCGGTAAGATTACTGAGACTGATGAGGGCGCTACGTCTGACTCCTCCAACGACAACGATTTGTGCAATCTTACAGCAGAGATCGTGACACTCGATGGAACTAAGCTTTCGTCCAGCAGATGCTCGAAAGACGTCAACGGTGAAGCTAAAGAGGTCAACAAGAGGTTCTGGACCAGACGCTCTACCTCCGAAGGTCTTAAGGGCTGACCCTGCAGGTCTAACTCCAGAAACGTCCCACTTGGGTACTTGACCACTAAAGAGCATTGCGATAAGTTCCCGGTACGCTTTAGCCCATCCAATTTTGCTGTCAGCGACGTGTATAACTGTATCTGTGTCATGGAACTCCTCTGCAACCTCCGGTAGTTTACTGATGTACTGACGTTCCACACTGAAGCCAACCCCAGTGCCACACATGAGGACGTACATCATCTCGTCAAAGGCTTTAGGGTGGTCTATAGGTAGATAGGAGCAGTTAAACCCAGCTACATTGTCCCTGTCCAGAGCTTCTCCTGCGGTCATCAGTGCCCTCATGCTGGGCATTACGTCCAGATTGTAGATACCGTCGTAGAGACTCTTGGCTTCCTTTGCTGACAATTTCTCGCTGCTAGTCCAGAAGTTCAAGTAGCGGTTTACAGTTTCTTCCCAAGTCTCCCGACGTTGCTCCTCTGGTAAGTAACGTGCGTAGCGACTCTTGTGTATGTATTCTTGATATGCGTCCATTATGCTTCTCGCTGTTTGTTGTAGTGCTTTTTTCTGTCTGCGTAGTAAGTTTTTAGTTCTACTTCTTTGTGCTTATCTTCCCAGACGTTAGTAGGACTTCTTTCGTCTTCAAGCATTTTCTTGTAGTATTCGTCCAGATTGTCGTTTAAAATAGCTTCTCTTAAAGTTGCTTGGGTATAATGTGCCCAGTCTAAAACACCGACTGGTCTAAATCTTGTTTTAGTCCTAGCAAAAACATAGTCACTAAATAACGTATAGGAGTTTTTTTCTTCCCACAAGCAGTTTTTTTCAGGGTCTATTTCTTTTACTTGTTCTAAGGCTTTAAGCAACTTCATGTGACCTACCGGTCTTTTTTTATTGGAAAAAACAGGTCTGCTTCTAAAAGACTTATTCATCATAGTTCGTATTCTCCTCCAGTTAATAGTGACATCTTAAGTTGGTCCAACACAAAGTAAAGCTCTAGTGGGTCAATGTTTGTCGAGACTACTACAAACTCCTCCGACTTGATTATGCAAAAGGCGTCTTTGTAGTCCTCTAGTTTCTCCACCGACATAATTGCGTCAAATACTTTAGGTACAGGTATCTTCTCGTCTTTGCCATTAAAGTTTCCCTCGATTACTTTCATTAGATGAGTTCCTTGATTAGTCTGTCTACGTACCACCTGCACTTACGAAGGTCCTCTACGGGTTTGCCTTTGTAATGAAAGCGCCACAGGTACTTCATGGCGTTACCTTTTAGGTAGCCGTGGAAGTCTTCTCTGGGCATACTTGCTTTGATTGCTTCGATAGCCTCGATACCACCTTGATTGTAATGCGGAGGCTGCTCCACAGGGTCAGAAGTTTTGACCTTGTTCCACTCTTCAGGTGTCGCTAGGTCAATACTCATCTTCGTTCTCCGTTTCATCCTCTAGCTCCTCCGCAAACTTCTCTAGTCTATTGATTAACTTGTCTTCAAACCTGTCCAGAAGTTCCTCCGAAGTTATTTCTAAACTTTCCAGAAAGTCGTCAGGATCGTAAGCCCGTAGTAGTCGTTCCTTAATTTCTTCCATAGTCAGAGACATCTTCCATCAACTCCTCTACTGTGTCTAATGTGTACCACGCAAGTCCTTCCTTGTCGCACCATTGGGCCATCGTCATCGTAGCTCCTTTCCTTATCTTCTTGTTTGGGTTCATGAGTACAAACACTAGTGTCTGACCTTCTTCCAAACTGTCCCTGACACTCTTGTACTTCTTGGTGTCTCCTTCTCTGAAGAAACCCTTACATTCGACTAGTGTATTACTAGCGATGTGTACGAAGTCAGGTCTATAGTTTCTGTGTATTGTGTAAGGAATCGTAAACGGTTCGTACTCAAAACCCTTCAGTACTTCCGCTGTGTGTTCCTCAAAAACACTACGAAACTTCGATTTCTTGGACCTTCGGCTCATTGTGTACCTCTACTAAATAACGTGGACCTGATGAATATGCGAACCCTCTGACCGAAGGCCAACATTCCTTTTTGTAAGAGCAGTAAGAACATCCTACGGCGAGTTTCTGGTTGCCACTCTTTCCATCTGCGATAGGTTCGTAGCATACCTCTGGTGGCTCCTCCTGCTCTACCATCTTTTTTATGTGTTCAATCCTGTCCCTAATGTCGTAAGAAATCAGGTCATGGATAGGAGCCTGAGTGTCCTCTGTATCGTACAGCAGGTACGTCAGGTGTCCATTCTGTTTGTCCATTGCCAACCAACCAAACTTAGTT